TTCTATAAACTCTGTCCACCTGAAAAATGCTTTTCTAACGTGACAGTAATACCAGCCTGAGTACTTTTCTTTCTTTGGTTTAGTTATGTAGTACTTAGCTCCTTTAATTATTTTAAAAGTCATTTATCTCTTCTCCTGTAGATAGGCTGTCTTTGATTGCTTCTTTCTCTTTAGGGTTCATAGTTGACTGAGGGCCTATCCTTAATGTTTCCCAGTCCATTACACTTGTGAATCCTTCCATTTTAGCACTTCTCATTTTAGTACAGTTAAAGGTAATGGCTTCATCTTCTGGTGACCATGTCTCTAATGTAAAGGCTGCATCTGCTGCATCGAGAATACCTTTTGCAAATCTTGCCTCACCTGTGCTATCGGTTTGGTAAGGGGCGAACACAGGAATCTCATATTCCTGCGCGATACTTTTCAGAGTCTTACTGACTTCTATCTGCTCTGTCCAGTCATATTGTCCTCCGCGACTAGGAGCATTGGAGCGTTTCACTTGGTTTAAGTAATCCACTACAATAACTCCATAATCTGTTTGGCTAGCCTTAGTCTCTAGTTCTTGTCGAATTCTAGAGAGACTCAGCACTGGATCATACACGACATCAATCTGTCTATCTTTATTCAAAGGAACAGTCTGAAGTTTCGTGTGAAATGCATCAAAATCCCTGTGTTCAGCGAACTCGGGTAGTAATTCAGCTCCACCATCAAATCTTCCTGCCCACCATGCGGCTACTCTATCCCACTCGACAGTTGTCAAGTTTCGTGTAGCTAATCGGGAGATAGGAATACGCGCGCCTAAGGCACACATTCTTTGTAGAATAGAACGACTGTCCATTTCTATGGTAAAGTAAAGAGCACTTCTGCCTTGCTCATAAACATTGTTAGCAATGTTACAACAAGTGATAGACTTACCTGCACCTCTGCGACCACCAACAAGTATCAAATCTCTGGGAGAGAACTTGAGTGTTTGGTCGTAGTCATCATTGAGGCCAAGAGGTAAGAACTTCTTAAGGTCTTTCTCTGAATCAAACAAGGGAATTGTTTGCATGTTTTCTTCTGGAGCTTTGAGGTCTACTCGTTCGCCCACATCTAGAACAATCTGTTGAATTGCTTCAACGTTTTCTTCTGCCGAAGATATTGCTACTGTCTTATCAATGAACTTATCTAATTCATCTAGTATTTCTACTTGTGTATACTCATTTTTAAGATACTCGAGCAGAACCCAAGCGTCGATATCTACCTCGACGGCTTCGATTGCAAATACTTTTTCTTGTAGCTTTCTATCACGAATGGATAGTTTAAGGTCATCAAAGGTAGGGAGACTTCTGAAATTTTTAATATGAGTATCCATGACCTTATATAAGGACTGATACTCGGCACTAAGATAATTAACTCTAAGGTTGCCCCAAGATTCAAAATCTTCTTGCGTTATTATTTGCTTCAACAAAGCTGAAGTTAAGTTCAAAGTCTACCCTCCCAGATAAAAAAGAGCAGAGGATAAGTCCCCTGCCCTAAGTTTTGTAAAAAAAGATTTAGCTAGATGCTTTTTCTTTTCTTGCGGCTCCGTCGTAATCGGAACAAGTTAGACCCCTACGAGTCAACATTGTTTTAACGCCTCTTACAGTTTTGCCAATTTCGTCAGCGATAGCTTCAACAGTCATGTTGTCGATATCAGTAACTTCCGCTAAAGGATCAGCTTTAGAGCTACCTTTAGTTTCTTTCTGCTTAGGAATAGCGTTAATATCGCCACTTCTTAGCAAGCTGAGTGCTTTTCCTCTGATAGAGTTAACAGATTTGCCTAGTGCATCTGCAATTTCTTCTACAAATGAACCGCCATTTACCATAGTAGTAAATGTAGCTTCCTCTTCGGGAGAGTAAGTTCTAACAGCTTCTGGCTTCTCAGCAGGTTTTACATGACCAGTTAATTCCATTGATAGAATCTTGCCCTGTATTGATTTAGCAGAGAAATGCCCATCTTCGAAAGATGATGCGATATCTGCATATGTGTATGAACCTGAGTTATCAGATACAAAGTTTTGTAAAGTAGCTTCTTGGTCTTCAGAGAATGTTCTATTCGATACTGAAGATGCAAGTTCTACGTCGTGACCCATTTTTCTAAGCTTAGACGAGACACTTCTTGTTGAAGTTTCTAGTTCTACGGCTGCGTCAGCAACCATTGCTTGAGAAATTGGGCTTGTGTTTCCAACGAAATCAACTAGTTGTGTAGTTCTTTCGTCTGTCCATTTTGGTAATGCCATTTTGGTTTCCTATATTTCTTTTAAGTTTGTTATTATAATTACGCCCTTGTCTCGGGCTGCCTGTGTTTTAGCGGATTCGATACCACTTTCGTTTACTAAGATTGTAACATCTTTAGTCAAACTGCTTTTAACAAGATAGCCCATTGTTTCTAAATATTGTGTTGCGGCTGCTTTTGTTTTATAGCTTTTGAGTTTTCCTGTTATACAAACTACTCCTTTGGTCTCTGTCTTAGGAACTAATAGTTCTTTCTGTTTGAAACTGAAAGGTAATCTGTCATATCCATTGGTAAATTCTTCGATTAACCAATCTAGTAAATTCTCTGTTGCAGTTGGGCCTAATCCTGCTTGGTCACATGTCTCTTCATTGATGTCAGTAACATGTTTTACTACTGAGCATATTTTACGGGAGGCTGTGTTACCAATTAGTTTGATAGAAAAGGCGGGTAGTAATTCGACTAAGTCGACAGTTTTACTACTCTCAATTTCTCTACTAAGTTTAACTGCGAGTTTCTCGGATTGTAACGCGTCTATCATTATTTCTAGTGGTAGTTCGTAGAGGTCGAAGATAGAATCTATCTGTAACTTTTCTACTGTGCGAGGTCCGAGACCTTTGATTTTGAGAGTCTTAGCGAAGTGCTCAATCTTTTTACTTGTCTTACCACTACAATTAGTGTTATTACAAAAGAGTTGGTCTTTTATCCACTCAAGGTCTGTCATACAAGATGGACAGTGCGATGGCGGTAAAATTTGCTTCATTGTTTCTTCTCTTAATTTCTATTTATATATTATAACAAAATTCAGTTTCTATGTCAAGATTTATTTTTTGGAAAGTCCTGAAGAATGAGGGAATCAATTTTGAAACACTCAGTGTGACCTCCAAACTTAAACATAGGAGCGTATTTATCTTGCTTATACATTTCATGTAGGTACAGTTCATGTGCCCACACATTATAAAGTGTGCTGCTCCAGACCTTCTGAATACGGATATCGTATCCTCTGAAACCCCTGCTACGCTTTATAATATGTCGCCAATCTTTTCCACTGGCTATTCCGACCTTAATGCACTCTCTAGCAAATGTCTTAGTGTTTACTAATACTATGCCGTAGAGAACTCCATCCCTGTCTTTCTCATCAGGGTTGTTCTCGAAGTATGTTTCGTTGTATATTCCTTTACTAGACAAGATAACCTAGCAAATTTCTAAGAAGAAGAAGTAATCCAGCTCCGTTTAATAATATTAAGGCTCTATCATTCCATAGAACAGCAACTATTAACCAAAGAAATACACCTACTGATGATAAGCTCAAGTCTAGAAACTGCCACCCCTCTAATCCTCTTAGAGACATGGCACTCACTATAAAGACACTTGCCACCCATTTAATATACCAGTCTAGGGTATACTTAGGTGTTGCAGATTTAAAAATTCTTGTTGAGTTTTTTAACTCATTCTCATTGTATTTCATTAATCCGCCCTTGATACGATTCGGGGTATAATTTCCCCACTTCTTATCACTTCGACCAGACAACCTATTTCTAAGTTGAGGTCATTGATGTAACGCATGTTATGTAGAGTTGCTCTACTAACAGTAGCACCATCAATTTCAATAGGCTCTAAAATAGCTACAGGAGCAACCACCCCTGACTTGCCAACATTCCATAGTACATCAACTAGTTTAGTTATAACTCCTTCATTACGCTGCTTGAGCGCATATGCACCTCGGGGGTGCTTAGAGGTATAGCCTAGAGATTTGAAATCCTCATAGCTGTCTACACGAAATACAAGTCCATCATCGGGATAAGTAGTCCAGTCATTAGACAGAACTGTATCAAATCCAAAATCAAGAAGATACTCCATATCCTTACTCCAACACTCATTCCACGATTCCTGTACTCCATAAGCTATGAAGCGCAAGTCTCTGTTGCCGAATTCTTGTGTATCTTTAAGGTTGAGAGCACCCGCAGCGTAGTTCCGAGCGTTCTTGATAGTCTTAGGAGCAACTACTTCTCCAGTAATCTGAAGCAATGCACCCTTATACTCGCCTAATGAATTAGGTACTAGAGACTTCATGTTGTCCGTGATATCCAGACCACG